AACCTTACCCAATCCCGAATATCAGAACAAGATACGTTTCGGACGTAATAAGAAATTCTATTCAACCATACCCAAGACTCTCTGTTATGTATCACGTGAGGGTTCCGGCTATGTTTTACCACGTTACTATTTTGGTGAACTTGGAAAGTACGGTAATGAGGGAAGAAACATTGACGGAAAATTCAAATTCGCACTACGTGATTACCAACAGACCTTTTGGGATGAAAACAAGAAACATCTTGAGGAAAGTACCGGAATACTCCTTGAGGGCAAATGTGGTAGCGGTAAGACAATAATGGGATTGTGGATTTCCCTTGAACGTGGAAAACAGACCCTTGTACTTGTTCCTACTTACTACCTTGCAAAACAGTGGCAGCAGAGAATATCCGAAGCGACCACCTGTTCCAGTATTGTTATAGGCAGCTCCGATACCGAGATTCCCGTTGACAAGGATTTTACCATAGTTGTTATGGACTTGTTCTCATGCAGGGTTCTTCCGGAGGAACTGGTAAGGAATGTCGGTCACGTGATAATGGATGAGGCCCATAGAATCGGTGCTGAAACCTATTTACCTATCCTAAAGGAAATTCCGGCTAAATACCGTACTGCACTTACAGCTACTTTCAGACGTGCCGATGGGGTACACCGCATACTTAAATATCATTTCGGGCTACATTTGGTTATGGCTAACGAGTTTCCAAGACCTCATGTTTACGCAATACGTACAGGTGTTACCATTGACAAGATATTCTCCAGCAAGATTCCCCATGAAAGATTTTTCCGCTTCATGGATGAGAACGGTCTTAAATACCATGAATCTACGGGGGCTGTCGAGTTCAAGGCTACTGACCGGCTGAAAAAACTTATTGAAATGTGGCCCACAAAAAACGTGGAGAAACAGGAGTTACGCAGGGTGATGAAAAAGGCTACCGACCTTAGTTATCCTGTTATTGACGGGTATCTGAACGACCACTCCGGAAGAAGAAAACTTATGATTAACCTTATAAGGAAATGCCTTGATGCCGGAAGAACCATACTTTTCCTCTCCAAGAGAAAGGACACCCTTAAAGCCCTTACCGAATTTTTTTCCACCTATAAGCCCATGCTTATCATATCTGAAACCAAGGAACGTACACCCGAAGAGGAAGCGTACCTGCAAAATGAGTGCCGGCTTATATTCGGAGTGACACAACTTGCGAAAGAGGGTTTGGATATTGACCGTATTGATACCCTTATTATACATCTGCCCATGAAAGACACGGAACAAGCCATAGGGAGAACCACACGTATTCACCCAAACAAGAAATACCCTGTGGTGTTTTACCCGTTGGACAATTGTCCTCTTACTTATGCCACTTTTAGCAATGCGCAGAAATTTTTCAAAATAAACGCAGAGTATAAGGGTATTCGTAGTATTCAGACCATAGATACGGTTTTGTAGTTGGAAATTTTTCCGGCATTTGGCAATATATTATATATTACTTATATTTGTTCCTGTTAAAATCGTAGTAGTTTTATGGTAGTATTAAAAATTGTGCAGGAACTAACCAAGATGGTTATGTTCATTCTTCTTTGGGGTACTCCCCCACTTATGGCATGGAATTATGACTGTGCATTTTATCTTCTTTTATATGTTGTTTCTATAATCGGAACATCTATTCTTTTCTCTCATTTTGAAAAACTAGAATATGGAAAAACCAATAAAACCGAACAGGCGTGAAAGACGTTTGTTGTTGCGAAGAGGTAAACGTGGTGAGGAATTTACTACGTATGTTGATAACAAGGGAAACGAGTTCGACTATAAAATTGCGGCTAAGCTTTCCTCATTCCTTAATATCATGTGGGGATGTACCAAAAGAGGTTTTCCCATAGTCGTTCCATATCTGAGATATGATGCTTGGGCATTCTATCCTTTCTTTTTCGTTAAGTCCGGAGTTAAAAGAGATTTTCAGAATTCGCTTACTCTTATTAACCACGAAAGGATTCATGTGGTTCAACAAAGGGATATCCATGTTACGATAAGCCTTCCGCTTATAACTATTAGCTGTCTTGCCGAAGCATTTGGATGGTTCAATCCTTTTTATTTACTTTGTTGCATCCCTTTCACGCCTACAATATTATACGGTGCTGAGATGATACGTTCCTTTCATAATTTGGTAATGAGGGAAACGGTATCGGGTTCACCGATTACATTTGAAAAAGTCCGGGCTAATACTTGTTTCGAGCGTGAAGCCATAAGTAGAAGTACCAACCTTGACTATCTGATACAGAGAAAATTTTGGGCGGTAGCCGACTTTTTCTAATCAAAAAAACAATAAACCAATTTTTAAATAACAGATATATGAAAAAGTACATTGGAACAAAACAGATTGAAGCTGAACCTATGACAAGAGGTGATGCATGGGGAAAACATCTTCTTAGAGAAAAACCGTCAACGGAAAATTTCGATGATGAGGGCTATCATGTCCGTTATGAAGATGAGTACGAAAGTTGGAGCCCGAAAGATGTGTTTGAAAAGGCATATAAGGTTGCAGAAACACCAGTTGACCGTATGCAGATAGAAGCCGAAGAAGTCAATGGAAGATATGTAAAGTTGGCCGCTTTCATAGATTCAGGGAAAATGGATGAAGTCGTTAATGATATGTACAACAAGTGTTTACTGGAAATGCAGTGTTGTACTATGTTCGACTATATACGGCTTCTTGACACTCGCATACAACGTATGCAAGGCTCTGATAGCGCAGAAGTGCGGAAGATGAACTTTGGTATGGCTATTATGGCTCTCAAAGCAGGTTTTCCAATTCGTAGAAGCGGTTGGAACGGAAAAGGATTAATGGTGTTCAAACAGATTCCGGCTCATATAGAGAGTGATGTTATTCCAAAGATGCAATCGCTTCCCCAATCGGCAAAAGACCTTATTCTGAAAGACAAAGGTTTCATTGACTATACTAGTCAATGCCTTATTTACAACGAGAATACCGGACGCGCTGATTCATGGGTTCCGTCTATTAGCGATATGTTCGCCGATGATTGGGAGATTGTTCTTCCTTAGTGTAAGAATACGCAGATATAGGTATGATTGGAAATCTTCCATTTGCTTGGACTCTCCATATCATAACCTATTATGCGTAGGTTCTCCCTATTGTATGGTTTGCCCTAGAAATAAAGGGGTGCTTAGATTATTTAATCTTAAATTTGTAAAGTGTATGGAAATTAAGTCTGCAAGTATTAGGGCTGAAAAACTTATAATTACCGACAGCTCCACAAAAGAGGACTACAAGAAGGTTCTTTCCCTTAATGTAGGGGATGTGTTCAAAGTTGAAGGTGACTATGAAACGTGCCTAGTGCGCCTTAAGGAAGTACGTGCCGAAACTGAGGGTTCTCCCGAAACGTTCGGAGTATGCCCTATAACTCCGGGCACTTCCTTATTCACTGTCTACGGACCACAGCATCTTATTGTTACTGATAAGATGTAAAGTCAGCATTTTGTCCGGCATTTGGACATTTTAAAAACAAAACGTATATTTGAAGTACAAAATTAAACAAAACGCTTACCCGTTAAAACGGTAGGCAACATTATTAATCTTTTAAAATTAAACTATTATGGTATTCGGAAAAATTAAACCAGTAGCTACAATCGTAGCACAATTCGCAGCAGGTGTTGAAGTTGAGTGCATCCAACATGAAGGTAAAATGTTTATGCCTGTCATTGCAGGTGACTTTGACACGGTAGATGATGGTAAAAAAATTGAGGATTCTCCTGCACCTAAGAAATCCGCACCCAAACCGGCTCCTCAAGAGGAAGAGGCTGCTGACGAAAAAGTCTATACCGAAGATGAACTGATGGATATGGACGTTAAGGAACTTACCAAAATTCTGAAAAACGACTTTAAAATAAATCCGGATGATTTTGACGGTAAGAACACCAACAAGAAACTCCGTAATCTGATTCTTGATGCACAGGAAAAAGGTGGTGATAATTCTTCTGATGCAGAAGCAGAGGATGAAAAGCCGGCTCCGAAAAAAGGTAAGTCAAAAGTCGAAGAGGAAGAAGAAACTGAGGATGGTAGTGATGATGAACTGATTGATAACATTGCCGATGTTCTTGAGGACTTCGACAGTGGTAAGAAGAACAAGAAAAAGGCTGTTGCTGCAATTATCGCTTTCGCTGAAAATGAAGATGATGTTGATGCAACAGCGGTGAGTGAAGCCCTTTCCGATTTTGAAGATGATGAAAAGGCAAGCATTGATGTTATGGCTGAACAAATTGCCAAACTCCTTACCAAGAAAAAAGGTAAATCCACTGCTGCAAAATCAAAGAAAAAACCTGCTGAACCGGAAGGTGAGGATGTTGAAATAGACGACCTTGAAAAAGGTGATTTGGTTGCCGTTTACTGGGATGATGAAGAAACCAAAGGATGGTTCAACGGTAAGGTTTCGTCAATCAAGAAAGGTATTGTGAAAGTTAAATATGATGATGGCTCCGAGGACGACCTTGACCCAGAAGTTCATACAAAGATTCGCAGACTGGAAGAGTAATCCGATTACCATTTAGTTTGAGAGCCGATGGTTAGTTCCTTCGGCCCTTTTTTGTTTCACCTAATTTTCAAGACTTATGCCAAAGAGAAAAAAATCAGTTACATTACTAAGTAATGAGCAACTTGCACTCCAAGGATTGGAGTTCATAAATAAAAAGGAACAGGAAAAAGCCATAACCAATGAATTGAAAACATTACGTGTTCCTTTGGAAGATGCGGTTATGGAAATCGGTAGTGAAGATGAAAAAGGTAACAAGTATATCATACTGGAACACGCTGACAAGGAGATTGTCCTAAAGGAAACCTTGCGGTGTGGGAAATCCTTGCTTCCCGAAGCCATAGAAGTATTGAAAAAGAACGGGTTCAAACATTGCATAGAGAAAGTGGAAGTTATCCGTGAATCCGTACTTGAAGATGCCATACTTAACGGTGAGATTGACGAATCCATACTTTCACAGATTTACGGTATGAAAACATCTTATGCTTTTTCCGCTTCTTTAAGAAATCGGTTCGATGGAGAAATTAAAGACTAGAACATTCAAAGTTAACGGTATAGTCGTAAAGGTTGTTACCGTTATGGGGTTTGCCCGTATAATCGGCAAGAGTGCCAGTACCGTAAGACGGTATGAGCACGAGGGTACTATTCCTCCTTGTATCTTTAAAATAAAAGGATACCGATATTATCCCGTATCTCTTGCCGAGGAAACGGCAAAAATAATTGAAACTTTCAAGGGCAGTGAAAGACCTCCTGCCGAGAAAGTCGCTCAGATACATGAACTTTTTGAAAACGAAAGGAGAAAATATGCCTACTAAATCAACTCTCAAGAAACCTGCTTTGGAGGTTAGAAATGATGCTTCCGTATATTACGAGAAATCACTTACAAAAAATTTGGGTGACTATAACTCTGCAAAGATAACTGTCGGAATCACATTGCCGATAAATCCTACCGAGGAAGTTTTGGCATCCGTGAAATCCACCATTGAAATTGCGGACAATATTGTTACCGAGGAATTGAAAGTACAGGTTGCTGATTTAGATGAGAAGTAATGAACAGTCTATTCAAGTTACGGAAGAACATGGCTATCACAGGTCTTGTTCCTTTCAAGTATTTGCTATATGCTGCATTACTTACCAAGGTAACTTCCTTTGAACCGGAAGATAGTGACGAGAAGTTCGGTGTATTCTCTGAGAACATATCCGACTTGTACGACTATTTTCCGGAGTTCAATTCCAAGAAAAACAATGAAATTGATAAGGCTCTTGACGATTTGGCGGATGAGGGTCTTATCAGTTTTGACGCAGAAAATCCCGAACTTATTTATCTTGGGGAGTTCAGAGGAAGGAAGTTCTTTACCTTTGAAGTTAAGAGCAGTTTGTTTGAGGAAGCCAAACAGAAACTTGATGATGCCATAAGGGCGTATGGTAAATCCCGTTCCGCAAAAGACAAATCACGGAGCAGGTATATACGTGAGCAGATTGACAAACTGATTGCCGAAAAAGGTGTCGAGGCATTTACTCCGAATGATTTTACAGACCTGCACAGTTACCTGTATGAAATGTACACAGGTGGGGAGGTGTATATCATACGGAGTAAAGTCGAATATTTCCAGACCAACAATATGCTCAAGGCGTATGACAGGTTTACTGTTTTCGCAATTCTTATAGAGGGAACTTTGAACTATGACGAGTATTCCACAAGAGGTGTGCCCACACTTACAAATGTGGCTTACCGAAAGGATGATATTTTCCGCAAACTTACCAGAACCGATTCTGACAGTAAGGACTATATGCGTGAAATGGATACTACTGATGGTTCATTTTAATATTATACTATGACACAGAAAGAAACTGAATATTATTTGTACTGTGGGATAAAACTCGGTTGGCATGATAAGACCTTTGCCGACTACACCAATGATGAGAAAGCGTTAAAGATGGTACGTAACTATATACGGAAATCCGATGAGTTTGTCAATGACGGATTAGGAATGTATCTTTGGGGAAGCAATGGTACAGGAAAATCACATTTGCTTAATTGTGCTTTCAAGAGATTCATTGAAAAGGGTTACACAGTAAGACTGTTCTCTATGGATGAACTTGTTGACAAATATACAAGCTCGTGGTATTCTGACGAACAGAAACAAGATTTGACTAAGATTCTCCGTGACGTGCAATTTTTAGGTATTGACGAGTTTGGAAAAAACGTGGATTCTTCTGGAGAACCATTACCAATACCGGATTTTGTAAAACGGGTAATCGAATCAATAGTTCGTTACCGTGTCCAGATGAAACGTCCTTTATGGATAACATCCAATACGGAACCCAAGTATGTCAAGAAAGTGTTTTCGGAAGATATCGCTTCCTTACTGAGTGAGGCGGTTGTCACCGTATGTGTTACAGGGGGTGATTTCAGAAAGACTATTGCCAGTAGAAACAAAAGAAAATTAATGTAGCAATGACTGAGGGAGAAAAGTTGATGGTTGCTTGCCTAAAACGCAAAGACCAAAAGATACTATCACTTATCCAGCGAAAATGGTTGGATGGTGCTGAGATACGACAACACAAGTTTATCATGGACTATTACCGTGAACATGGTGAGATTATGGGTGTGAAATCTTTCTGTGAGAGATTCAAACTGGATTCGGGGGCTGTGGATTCCCGACCCAGTTATTATCTTAATAATGTAAAGGAGAGATTCATATTCGCTACCATGACCGACAATATTCCGAGAATATTGCGTGGGATAAAAGACGACCCACGGGAGAAACTTTTCGAGTTGCAATCTTTGATAGGTATGCTTTCGGTAGATGCGGTTGAAAGTAAGGACGTGTTATACTCCGATGATGTGGAATCACGCAAGGCTGATTACGAGGAACGTATGAAATCCCTGGGTGTCACATATCTTTCTATGGGGTGTGATGATTTGGACAAAACTTTCTTCGGATATCGTAAACAGGATTTAATTACTATTGGTGGTAAGGCAGGTCAGGGAAAATCATGGCTGCTGGTTTATCTGGCATATCTTCTTGAACAGACCATACTTGACCGTATGGAAGCTACGGAAGAAACTTTCGGGGATATACTGTTCATCACAAATGAAATGGGGGAGGAGGAAATAAAGGAACGTATTGACTGTATCCGTTTCAAACTTCCCTATGAGAAATTTATGAAAGGAACATTATCCGAAAGGGAAAAGTCACGTTATTACAAAGGTCTTGATTCCCTTAAAAGACACAAGTCCAAAATAAGGATAGTCTATAGCTGTCAGACTATAGATGAACTTGCCACTTTTATGGGCCTATACCAGCCTAGTGCGGTATTCGTTGACGGTTCCTATCTTATGGAAGGTAAGATGCAGGAAGGGTGGGAGAAAATAGCCTACATCACCCGTAATCTGAAACGACTTGCAAAAAACTTCAAAGCACCTATAATAAACACCACACAGTTGAAGCGTGGTTCCTCAAAGACATCAAGTAAGTTCTCTATGGATGGTATGGAGGATTTCGCATACGGTAACTCATTTGTGCAGGATTCCGATATCGCTATAAGAATGTTTCAAGATGCCGATATGAGATATCACGATATAATCGGTTGTGAGGTGGTAAAGGCAAGACGTGTCGTTTCCGGAACCACTCTTATTTTCCAGAACGACTTGGATAATATGCTTCATTCAATTACTTTAGCAAAAAAGGAAGAAGATGAAAGACCGAAAGTCGAAACTAAAACAGACTATTAATTTCGTGGATATGAACGGTGTGGGTACTGTAAGATGCCACAGTGGATTTCGTGATATTATGGTGTACGGTTACTTTCATAGATATCACTGGGATTTCTTTGTACATCAAGATGTGGAATTTCCCGACTACTATATAGTAAGTGAGGCTTCCACCGGAATGCGCATGACAGACAATTGCTATGATAATATAGAGGATGCCTTGTCAGCCGCCCTGTCCGTTATTGACGAAAAGCAATATTATTTTTTCACCCGTACAAAAGATGTACTTGTGGATGGGAAATATAATCTTAATAAGAGAAACACAAATCCTTTAACTTTAGGAGTTATGCAGTTATGTATGAATTGAAAAAAGAATCCGGAAAAACTTTTGCCTATTCCAATTGTGGGATTTTCAACTATATAGGAACAGTTAATTTTCTATATAGCCATGTTATGTACTATGAAGGTCACAAGTATTACATAGGTCATGTGGAGGGTTTTCCGAGTGGTATTTCATTGCTTGAAGCCAGCTCTCATGCTTTTGCAGTTGTTTCACATGAAACAAGACCCAATATAGGGGCAAAAACGCTTTGCGATTTTTACATGTTTAAACTCAAGAAAAAGAATCTTGATGTTCCCTCGGCTATTGAGAGGTTTAATTTACAAAATAATTTATTTATTGATATATGGAAGACAATAATGTAAAGCCGTCTTTCTTTAAAAGAATCGGTTTGGTTTTTCAATTTTTGTGGGAAGCGGTTAAACAGAACTACGTTTCCGCTATTACATGGACACTTGTAGTTATTTGTGTGCTATTTGTACTCTGGCTGTTCATAGAACCTATTGTGTGGTGGACACCTATTTCCGAGGTACGGTTATATGTCAGGGGATTTCTTATTATGTTTGCAATAAGCACATTCTCCACATTACGGCTGTATAACTCCATTGTGGTGAATAGCCGTTTCGCTTTGAAATTGCGTGAGATACTTACCCGTATCGAAAGGCTGCTTCCACGAATCAATCAGGTTATGGAATCATCCCGTACATCCGCAAAGGAGAATACGAGTGCTATGGTAAGACTTTCTTCGGCTTTGAAAAAACTGTCAGAAGCTATGGATGATTTTAATAGAACGGAGAATAACAGAAACAACAAGAAGAACAATGGCTGATTTACTGGAGGTATTCAAGGACTTCAATCCGCAGAAAATGACTAACGGGCAAATACGCATGGAATGTCCGTTCCGTGATAATCATCCGGATGGTAGCGGAAGAATGTCATTCTTTGTATCTCCCGATAAGAACGCCTTTCACTGTTTTTCCTGCGGAGCACACGGAAACCTAGTACGTTTGCTTACTACGAAGTTCGGAGTGAATTACTTTGAGGCTGTGGAAATGGTTAACCTTGTTGACTATCATCCCGAAGAAAAAGATTTCGAGCTTGATTTGATGTGGGACGTGAACAAACCCCCACAGGAATTTCTTAAAAGAGGTTTGCGCAGAGATACTTTAAAACATTTCCGTGTGGGTATGATGGACAAAGAATGGTTTGTTATTCCCTATTACAAGGATTTTTCCCGACCGGATACTTTGCTTGGTTATCAGAGAAGGTGCTATTACCCTGACAGAAAAGTTCGTAACAGCAAGGGTTTTGATAAAAAGAACTACTTGTACAACCTTGATTTCTCATACGACTATGTAGTAGTGGTGGAAGGTCAGACTGATGTTATGCGACTGTACCAGCATGGGTACAATGCTACGGGATTGATGGGTGCTGATTTGAGTGACTGGCAGGCTGAACAGTTGGGAAAGTTTTCCAAGGTTTATCTCGCCCTTGATAATGACACTGCTGGAAGAAAAGCTACTGAGATTTGTTATCATTTACTTAAAAATCATACCGAGGTGCTGTTAGTTCCTTATCTTAGCAAGGACCCAGAAAAATGTATATCTCCAAAAGTATGGAGCAGAGCGTTTAACAGTTCTACTGATTATCTGCAATATTCTATGGAAATGACAATGAACTGGGATTCTTATCTGGACTTGTGCACTGAGGTACAAAAAGAATTGGAGGGAAGAAATGAATTCACTATTATACGATAGTCCACATTTACTAATTACTTATATAGATAATAAGGATGAAGCTATAGAGTATTTCAAGAAACATCTTGAAATGGAACCGCTTCAAAGTTTGGTTATAGGTATCTTATTTTATAAGGATGCTGACATGATTAAGCTGGAAACATCAAATCATGTGTTTGATACAATAAATGCGGGAACCGTACCTTTTATTGATAAGTGGAAGGCACTATTTCATCCTTATAAGGATGAAGACGACCCTATTGCTACTACGGATTTTGAGATACCACTTCCTTATGAATCATTTTCAGCAGATGAACCTATTAAAGTTTCATCAAAAACATTTATCGTTTCTTATTCACAGAAAATTATGTGATAGTGATAAAATTCGTGATAAGGAGTATCTAAGGCATCTTGTTTATTCTTACAGACGAAACGCTCTTGAAAAGTTAATAATGGATGATTCTTTTTGGGCACATTATCCAATAAGCCGTGAAGGTGATGCTTATAGTATTACACTATCAGAGCAGCTAAGAGTAATTATGCCCGTACATCATTCCGATTTGATTTCAATCGTGGAAAAGGATTTGCGAAAATGAAAAAATTTTCCTATATTTAAATGTGATTAATAAAACACATTCGTTTTTATTTTATGTGTAACCGGCAATACAATGCCATTTTAAAATTAAAGATTATGCCAAGTAAGACTACTGGACGTACACGTTCAAGACGTGGTGATGATGAAAGTTCATCAAGAAGTTCTAAAAGAGAACAAGGTTGGGGTGCAGTCGCAAAACGACAGGAAGAAGTTAAAAAACGGAAGGAAGAGGCTGAAAACTCTCTTCGCGAATTTTGGCTGAAAACTGGTGAAAGCGCCATTATTCAGATTCTTCAAGAAGAACCCTATTGTTTTGATGCGCACCAAGTAAAAGACAAACGAGGAAAGTGGACTATTGTTCCCTGTCAATTAAACACGGGAAAACATTGTGTACTTTGCTCCGATGGTGTAAAACAGACGTGGCGTGCTGCTTTCAAGATTCTTGATTATCGTGGTACATGGGATAGTGAGAGAAAACGTTTCAAAAACGACAAGCCTATTGAAAAGATATGGATTGTCGGTTCCACTATCGCCAATTCCCTAAAACAAGTGCGGGATAAGGATAAGAAAGGAAGAGAACTCAATCAGATGGTTCTTGAAGTAACCCGTTCCGGCGAGGGTAAGGATTCTACTTATAACTTCGAGCAGGCTTTTGACGAAGATGATAAGCGTATGCGCCCTATTGAATGGGATGAAGAAGGAATTACTGCCGAGGAATATTGTCAACCGCCTACGGAAGACGAAATTGACGAAGCAGGATATACTGATGAAGATTAAGTGTTAACTGTAAGGAGTTAGGTTTAGGACTTAACTCCTTATTCTTATTTGAAGTGATTATGAAAAAGATTCCTGTTTTCAAAGGTGAAGTTCAATTGCTTGAAAGTATCGAGGAAGTAGAAAAGTATTTCAATAGATGTGAAAAGGATAATTTCCTTACATTTGACTGGGAAACCACAGGATTGGAATATGATGCGATTCCTCTAGGACTTTCCCTGCATCAACGAGGTGTGGGAGCTTGTTTTATTCCAGTGGACTTCTTTTTTTCCAAAGGGGTTCCCATGAATGAGCTTGCCAAAATCTGTAATGAGAGGTTCTCACATTACAAACTTATAGCCCACAATGCCAAGTACGATACCATGATAAACAAGATGAATGGTATTAAGGATGAATGCTATAAGATATTTGCGGACACACTGGTTATGGTTCATTTAGTAAACCCATCACTTGACAAGCAGTTGGAAAAACGTGTTGCGGAGGATTTCGGTTATGTGAAAAAAACGTTCAAGGAAATATGTGGTAAGGCATGGAATAAAATAAATTGGTCTGTTGAAGGTGATTCCTTACTTGACTTTCTTGCCGGATATGCTGGTGAGGATACGTACTGGACTACAAAATTATACTATAAGTATAATCCTCTCATGGACGAGGATGCCCATAGAATACATGATAGAATTGAACTTCCGCTTATTCCGATTCTTCGGGATGCCAAAATTCGTGGGGTTCTTATTGATGTTCCCTTGTTAAAGGAAATGGGTGAGCAGATAACTGCCGAACTTCCCAAGATACTTGATGAGGTGTATGATGAGTGCGGTTGTGTATTCAACTTAAATTCTGCAAAGCAGAAAGCTGCCGTATTCTTTGATAAGATGAAACTTCCTATTGTAAGCTATTCCAAAAAAACAGGAGCACCCAGTACGGATGCTGCTACATTTGAGGAATGGGATTCTATGGGAATACGTGTCGGTGCTCTTATGAACGAATATTCGGAGTTGAACAAATTGTACACCGGATATGTTAAGGCTATTCCTAACTTGGTTGACGAGCACTCGGTTCTAAGAGGTGACTTGAACAGTTGTGGTACAAAGACAGGACGCTTCGCATCTACCGGACCTAACTTACAGAACCAACCTAACAATTACCATTTTCCCATACGTGAGGCATTTGTTCCAAGACCGGGCTATAAGTTTGTCAACTATGACTACTCACAGTTGGAACTCCGTGTGATGGCGCACATGAGTAAGGATGAACGGTTTATGGATATCTTCCTGCACGGACGTGACCCACATGGTGAGGTTGCCAAAGCCTGTAATATTACCCGTAAACAGGCAAAATGTGTAAATGAGAACACACTTATTTTTACTGACAAAGGTGTATTACGTATAGGTGAGGTTTCTGCGTGTCGTCTTAAAGACACTTTTGATAGCCCTATGATTTCCTTTGTATTCAACGGTTCCGGAATGATAGGTGTAAATTCGTTCTATTCAAATGGATACGATAGTACACTCGGCATCATTACAAAGCGGGGAATAGTTCGTAGTTCTATTAACCATCAATATGTAATGGCTGATGGCACATTAAAACGTGCAGGCGATTTAAAAATAGGTGATGAAATTTCAGAAAACACCCAAGTGGTCTATGAAGGTTCTGAAACTACAATAGATTATAATCCGTTCTTTGATTTTGGAGATACCTTTTCTATTAGAATGGATTCACAGTGGTCTTATATTGCTGGGGTGTTGACTGGTGACGGGTGTTTTTCTGCAAAGCATATTGGTGTTTCTGTGGGAAAAGGGCGATTCTTTAAATCATGGAGGAAAATCCTAAAAGATGAATTTGCTAAAAAAGGACTTCCTCTCACTGAAAGGTCTAATATAAATTATATGTATTTAGGCTCTTCAAGGTTTGTCAAATTTATGATTCCCTTTGGTCTGTCTGATGAACGTGGAAAGAAGAATTTCAAAATTCCTTTGTGGGTTCTTAATGGTACTATTGAAATGCGGAAAAGTTTCCTTGGCGGTCTTATTGATACCGATGGAACAATTTCTGAAACTGGTACTACCAGTATTTGTACCAAGAGTATTCAGCTTGCTGAGGATTTATGTTTCTTATTAAATTCAATAGGGTATAATTTTGGTGTAGAACCAACTTGGAACAAAACCTATGACAGATGGTATTTTAGAATACATATCTATTCAGATTCATTAAGTGATTTGTTACATAGCAATGTTATAAAGTGTCCACATAAGATTGAATCACTTATTGAGCGTGTTTCTAAAGTCGGTAAGGGTGCTAAAAATTCACCTAATAAGGTTTTGCAGGTGCTATCTTTAGGAACTGACTATCTATGTGACTTGAATGTAGATTCTCCTAGTCATTTATATATGACCGGAACATTAATTACTCATAATACAATGAACTTTGGCGTGCTGTACGGTATGGGAATCGGTAAGTATATGAGAACTTTCAATGTGGCCAAGGAACGTGCCATTGAGATGATTGACAATTATCATAAGTCGTACATAGGATTTGCCCATTGGAAAGAAGCTACTGAAAATTTTGCCCGAAAACATGGGTACGTGAAAAATCTGTTCGGTAGAATACGTGTTTTCAAGGAAACTACAAAGTCCAAGTTCACCCGTAATGAAGCCATGTATTATGCTGAATTAAGACAGGCGGTAAATACCATTATCCAAGGAACTGGTGCGGATATAGTGAAACTGGCTACTATTGCAATGTGCCGGAAGTTCAAGGAACTTAATCTTGATGCCCATTTTTTATTGCAGGTTCACGATGAGGTTCTTATTGAAGTACGTGAGGACCAAATGATGGAATGTGAAAAAGTGGTTATTGACTGTATGGAAAACACCGTCAAACTGGACGTGCCGTTAATTGCCGATGGCAAAATACTTGCAAACTGGGGCGAGATGAAAAATCCAGATGTACTATCTTATCCATACAGATTCAACTATGGTCTAGTAATGGGAGTATTATAAATGGAAAATTACAAATAAACTATGGCTAAAAAACTTTCAGTCCTAAACTCCATGTTATCCAAGTTCAATGATACGATGGGTGACGGAGTTGTTCACACTGCGGCTACACTACCTAAGTGCCGTAAGATATTAAGCCGTATTCCGGCATATAACTATGTTACCTGTGGAGGTTTCCCCATAGGAAGAGTTATCGAACATTATGGTGAGAACGGTTCCCTTAAAAGCTATGCTTCCTATGATGCCATAGCAAAATTCCAGCATTATGATTGGGCAAACCATGAGCCTAACGCTTTCAAGTCATTCACCTATAAAGGCGATGATACAATGAGGGAACTGGAATCCTTTGAGTTGCGTGACGGTTATAAGCCCAAAAAACCACCTGTGGCACGAAGAGTTGCTCTTGTGGATATTGAGGCTACCTACACTCCCGACTGGGGAGAAAATTTCGGTATTGACAATGAGGGTCTTATTTTGGTAAGACCTACCCTACTTAGTAACTGTGTGGATATTATACAGGCATTGCTTGAGAGTGAAGAAATAAGTCTTGTGGTTCTGGACAGTATGTCCGCTATCGGTACTGACGAGGAAATAGGAAAATCTATGGAAGACCAGCAGATGGCTTCCGGAGCACGGTTCTGGAATAAGGCGTGCCGTAAATTCCAAGCTGCCATGAACAGTAATCCGACAAAGGAATCCACCCTTATAGTTATCAATTCGGCATACCAAAAAACGGGCATAGCATACGGCGACCCAGAAGTCATACGTAACGGTGAACAGTTGAAGCGCACGAAATCACTATCCGTGAAATTCAAGGCACTTAAAAAACTCAATGCCAAAGTTGATGAGGGTGAGATTGTAATCGGAAGGAACATATCCATTGAATGTGTGAAAAACAAGGTGGGTGTTCCCCAAAGAAGTGCCACATTCTTTTACGCCTATGTGGACTATGGAGGAACACAGGCATATTCTACTGATGCTTCCGGACAGATAGTTGACCTTGCCATGAAATACAATCTTGTAGAACGTAAAGGTTCTTGGTATGACTATAAAGACCTCCATGTACAGGGCATAGACAATTTCGTGAGTGAACTTACAAAATCCGGGATGCTTAAAAAGCTGGAAAAGGAGGTGTACCGTGAGATGTTTTGATGTAACTCCTGTGCTTATTCCTGTGGCGGTGCTTGTGTTTCTTATGGCTCTCCACACTGAGGTAAGTTTTTCACCGTTCCGTATAACTTTCCATAACTGGAGAATGGTTGTAGGTGTGCTTCTTATTACTTTGGGCGTTCACTTGATATGCCAAGGTGAAATCATAAAGTACAAAAAAGAACATATTGAGAAAATCGAATAACTAACAAATCCGGCTGACGGAGTAACAAAGTAGTAACCAATCATAGGTTAGATAATCAGCAATTATACTACTTTAGTACCGAGTTAGTCGGATATTAATATTTGACTATGGGAAAGAAAATTGAAATGACCGAAGATGAATTTAAGAAAATCGTTCTTATTCTCAAATGCAGCAAGAGATATGTCAACTTACCCCCTAACAATTTATTTTTGGGGAACCTTTGGAGGGTGTCCAGTAAACTGGCTGACAAGTTGTTGAAAAGAAACGGTTTTCAAATTGTCAAAGGTACAGGAAGTCGTTATACAGTAAAACCTGTGGAGGACAAAAAACTGGAAACTGACTAAAACTTTACGATTATGGCAAAAGGACTTTTTGGAGGACTGTTTGGTGGTCAAGGACTACAAATGGTTGGTAAACTTACAAAGCAGAACATGGAGAAACTTCAAGCGTCAAAACCCCATGACGAAAAGAACTCGGAAGATTCACCTCTCCGCAAATTACGTGACGCAATCAAAAAGTAATCTCGAAGCCTCATTGGAAAATCCAGTGGGGCTTTATTTTTCAGATTGTTTTCCTCCTAAATTTTTCCTATATTCAAGTATTAAAAATTTCTCACTATGAAAAAAGGAACCGTACATTTCACATTAGGCGATGATGCAGGTAAACTTCTTATGCAAATCGCCCAAGAAGCATTATTATATGAGTTAGACCCAGAAAAAGCTATAAAGGTAATAACCACATCCCTTATGGGGTGTCCGGATAATATCGCTCTCAAGATACTTAAAGGTGATATGGTCTGTGTAGTAATGGACGATAAGCAGACTATTGAGATTGCTACCTATGACAGGTTTTTACATAAGGATTTTCCCAGACCCAACTTGTCCTCGTGGTATGAAAGAAACCATAAAGAGATTGGTGATACGGCAAGGGAATATTACCGGGCGTTGGAACAAATAGCCCGATTTGTGCAAAAACAAAAACTGGAAATCCCGATTAAGGATGTAGTGGCAGTAGTTCTTTCCGCTACAATGAAGGATTGGGAAACATTCCGTGGAAAACTTTCTCACATGGAGGATGTAGAGCGTATAGTTTTAGTAGTGAACCAGTGTACCAAGTTCTTGGACAGAGCTGCCAAACTATATAGAGTGTTTGACTTTATAGATGCCGTTTATCCGGACGTTTCTTGTGATTTGTCAAGAGGCAGACACAATGTAGTTTCCATGTTACAAATAAGGTTAAGTGCTATTATTAGCGGAGAATATTCATCATTACTGAAACAATTTGAAGCCGAGGACGAACAGTTTTCCAAATATATGGAGGGTGCTGAAAACACCAAGGAACTCCTTGCTAAGGAGATACAGCCGGTTTCCATAACTGACAACTATGATGCCGGATGGATTGCACGGGATGGAACCTATTATGGAACAAACGGTTCTTACGCCAATATGCTCCATGCAGCATTGGCTGATGCCATAAGAAGCCGTATGACCATAGAAAACGGCGTTGACCCATTGAAAGATTTCCCACATAAATCTATGGACACTTGGTTATGCGAACAAGGGTGGGTAAAAGTGCACAATAACCATATCCTGTATGACGGATACATTAGGACTGCATATACTAAGAAATCCCCTATTCCGATAAGCGATGAGCAGTTGGAGGCAATATCAAAATACGGAAAGTTCTGTCATAAGGGAATGTTGTTATTCGGACTTACCTATACCCCATGTTCTATGGCTAAACTGGAAATGATGGAACCGCCTATGATTGCTAAACTTTTAGACTTTGGTTTATTATGAAATATTTAAGAGTACATTAAAATGCTTGACTGATGAATAAAGAAATTGAAAAAGCCGCCTATAAGTTTGCGGAATCGCAAAATGACGGAAATGCTTTTACTGCTTACTATAAAGGATTTATTTCGGGTGCACAGTTTAAGGAAAACACTGATAATGTTTCTTTGAACAAGAATACTATTCCACCAATGACAAATTCACTTGGAAAACATTGGGTACAACCAGACCCTAGCGGTTTTGTTTTGGACGATGATTATGTGCTTATGGGTAAACTGGACTTTGACTTATTGCCGGATTATACAAACTCCGAGCCTACGGGTAAGTATAACGGTAAAATGTGGAAAGGACAGTTTAATACTACTAAAGGTAAGAAATGGTTTCTTGCATGGTGTCACGATGAGAATGAGGTTTCCAATCTTATTTGTATTTCTTACCGTGAAATATTGGTAGTATAGATTATATGGATAATTGAATTCTTACAGTTATGAAGAAGGTAGAAGTAGGAACCCTTGATAGTCACGAACTGTTTGAACACAGGGGAGTAATCTATGAGGTTTTATATAAGACGGATTATTGTGTCCGTTGCCAATACCCGAATGACAAATACCGTTACAGGGATAAATGGAAATATCTCTATACCGAGTTTAGTTTATGGACAAAAGTGAACAAGATATGAAAACACTGGTTTTTGATGTAATGCTTGACGGGCGGTTTGTACATACGTTCAGATACCAATATTGCCCGTTGTTCCCGATAGACGAAGAGGAACTGGAGAAGTTTGTCACTGACAGGCTTCCTACGTTAAAAGGAAAAGATTTTAAAATAGTATTTTGATATGAAACAGACAGTAGAAGAAGCAGCAAGAGAAAATATCCTGTTTAATCACAGGACAGTTGACAGAACTTTGTTTGGTAAAGATTTGGCAAAGTTTGGAGAGATGAATTTCGTTCAAGGTGCCGAATGGCAGTCAAAGCAATCTCCTTGGATAAGCGTTAATGAACGGTTGCCGGAAAATGAAGATATGGTATTTACACTCTGTAAGGTGAAGCGCTCTAATAATTATTTTATATGTGTAAACAATTATATAGATGGAGAATGGGAAGCAAAAGCATTAGTGTATTATGATACGGTGTATTATGATACGGTAGCTTGGATGCCCATCCCGTCTTTTGATGATATACTAGAAGCCAACAGAGATGTACTTGAACGGATTAAAGAGAAAGGAGATTGAATATGAGGTTTATATTAATTATACTTATGGCAACCACGATGTTATCTTGTAAAGGTGATATGGAACATAGATTAAAAGGTGGAATGGTTATTACTGTTAAGGGAGATACCATAAAGTTTTATGGAGGAACGTTGACTTATAAATGCTTTGGTGAAAGAGATATTAGGAGTGTTGTAATTGATGAATCAAAATATAAAGAAGATTAGCTATGGCAATAAAGATTATTAAAGAAGCTAATAAGAAAAATCCGATTTACTTCCGGCGTTGTGACAGATGTGGATGTGAATTTGAGTTTGAGAAATCGGATATACACAGTGAGTTTTTTGACCAAAGAGAAGGGTATAATGTAATATTTATCCCATGCCCTTCCTGTGGTAGCACTACTGGAGTTAAAGAAAAGATAATACGCTATGAGTAAAGTAACAGATATTAAAACAGAGAAGGAGGAACAATTATGATTACAATAGCATGGTATAATGTAGTGGCAATTATAGTTTTAATACTTTGGTTGTTTTGGGCATCTAATGGTAAGGACGGTGCTTTTGGTTTGGGTGCTGTTGTCAAACTTGTAGCAGGTATTATTTTTATATTATTTTGGGGTGGAATGTTTTGGTGGTAATATAATAAATGATTAAACAATGAAAGCAAGAGTAAAATTAACAGGAGAAATTGTAAATATCAAGGATTTATATGATGATGGCACTGCATTGGTGAATGATAAATATTTCAAAGTATCAGAACTTGATTTCTTTAGTGAAACTATCGACTGGGAACAGCGTAGATACGAATTGGCAAAAGAAATCGTTAATGTGGTTATAGCAAACGATATTGGTGTTTGTTCTGATGTAGCTGCTAAATATTCGGTTAATTGTGCTAATGCCATAATTAAAAGATTAAAGGAGGTGAATAATGAATAGCGTACAGACACAAACACTTTCCATTAAAGGAAATGGAGGTGGTGAAGCGTATATTGACTTTTGCGATGGACAATTGTGTGTTTCTGTTGTTATAGAAGGGAAACAGGCGGATTTTAACTTTGAACCTGTTACTCTAGGAATGTTTGCCCATGCTTACAAACTGCATTGTGAAGAGTGTAAAGCCTATGAAAAACGTAACGAAAATAGCCAAGAGGTCAGCCGGACTTAGCCAAAGATGTTCGATTTGCCCACTTTTGAGAAGCTGTACTCCAGAAATAAACAGAATTTTTTGACAGCTTTGTGGAGGGATTCAAGAAAGGAGCCAAGGCGGCAGAAAAAGAAATAAACAAGAAATTTAAATCAGAAATATGATAGATGCTTGCGTACTTACAACATTAATAGAAATACTATTTCCCCAAGAAACAGTATTTAATTGTTTTGGTGTAGCAGTAACGTTCCTACAATGGAAGGTTCCCAAGACTGGTCTTTGTTTTGAGGCGGTTCAAAGAAATGGAAAATGGGGTTGTGTTACTTCATTTATGGCAAGTACCCATGGGTATGGACATCCTCTTACCCGTTCTGACTGTGTGCATGATACTTTGGAACAAGCTGTAATGCACGCATGGAACAAAGAAGTTCTTCATGGGTTTAATATGGGAAAAACCAATTGGGAAACTCATGCTCGTAAAGAGTATTCCAAGTGGCTTGAAAGTTCTGATAAAATTTCTTATTTTAGTGTACAAAACTTATTTTAGGAATATGACTGAAAAACAAAAACAGCAGTATCTTACTGCACAACAGGCGAGGGAAATCGCCACCACTCCTTACAGGGAGGTATTTACCAAAATAAAAATGGCTGCTGAAAGCGGCAAGTGTTCATTGACGATAGGATTCTGTACGGATGTGTCCGAGTTGGTAGAGATACTTAAAAGTGTTGGTTACTCTGTAACTCTTACCACCAGTTACAGGGATAGCGTAATGAAGATTCACCGGATATATTCTATACAATGGTAAAGAGTAAATTCGGGTATCTGAACAAACTTATGGACGGTTCCACTATTACACGGGAGCGTTCCAAAAAACAGGAAAGTCGTATAGCTAAAAAACTCCGTGGCTATACGACTATCAATTCAGGAGCCACATTCGGGCAAAATGATGTGATTACTGATTTTTGTGAAATTGAGGCAAAAACCACAGCCCATGAATCATATAGCCTTAAATTATCCGAGTGGGTTAAACTGAAAAAGAAATGTTCGGCTAAAAAAATTCCTATCTTTGTGGTGGATTTTGAGAAATCCCGTGACAGCCTTGCTATTCTTACTTATGAGGACTTACAATTTTTGATTGAACTTGCGTATAAGGATAACAGTTAGGGGGTTTTGTTATTTCCATAAAAATTTGTATATTTAACTATGCCGAAAATAAACTTATACCGTATATTCCGCTTTGAATATAAGAAACAACAACACGGGTTGTTTAAAGTGGTGGAATATTCACAAATGACTGATGGTACAGGATTCCGGAAAAGAACACTCCGAAAAAATCTGGATTTGAGCACCGCAGAGAGTATAATTTATAACTTAGAAAAATCACATAAACTTTTTTAATCTCACAAAATGGAAAAATATTACTTTTTGAGAACTCTCGTAGAAGAGGGTAGACAACGTTGTAAGGCACTTAACGGTCAGACTTTTGAAGATGGTACTAAAATCGACAGCACGGTAAATGTAAGTGCCGACAGGTCTTTAAGGGATGCGTACCCCACGGGTACAACCTTTGTGACCGATATGCTCAAGCCTGCCAGTAAGTATTATCAGGCAGG